GGTCGCGCCAGACACTGTGCTGGCCGATCCTGAGTCTGTCACGCCAGCGTGAGACTGTGGCTCCACGGGACGCGCAACCCCCGAGGCAGTGGGTTTGGGGGATGCGCAAAAACTGTGGGCTGTGGGTCTGCGCAACGCGCACACGTGCCTCACGCACGCGCGCGCGGGCACGCTGCGACCGGGCGGCCGCACCACGCGGCCCCCTCCAGGGGGTCGATCCCAGGGGACCGATCCCAGGGGACCGCCGAGGGGTTCGGTCCCGGGCCACCCGGGACCGCCACGAATCGGCCCCGATGTAGTGCCCGCGTGATAGACTGAAGGTGTGAGTCGGGAATGGTTCCCGGCCACGGAGACAAGGAGGCCACTCATGGCCAGCACGACCACTCGCAAGAAGTCCACCGCCCCGGCGCCCGCCGAGACGGTTGACGTCCTGGAAGGCTTCCGGGACGACGTCGTTACTCGCGTCGCGCTCGTCAACCGGACGAAGCTCGCCGCGATTCTCAGCACCGTCCTGTTCGGTGAGACGCTCGCCGCGATGTACGACGCCGTGGACGACGAGACACCGCCGGTCAAGGATGATGCGCCGACGGCGGAGAAGTCGGCACGGAAGGAGAAGGTCCGCCGCCGTGTCCTGGACTTCGTCTCGGAGGCAACCGGGCACTACTACTCGTGGAGCAACGTGAACGCCTACGTCGAAGCGGCGAAGGTAAACGCCACGCTGCCGGAGGCCATCCGCGTGAAGCTGGAAGGCGAAGGCGACTCCGCCACTCCCGTCGGACACTTCGGCGTCTGGCCTCTCCAGTATCTCGGGAAGGTCGAGGACGAAGCGAAGCGGGCATCGCTCGCCGAGCGACTCGTCGCGCAGGGCATCACGACGGAGGACGGAGTCCGGGACGCCGTCAAGGTGGAGAACGGCGAGAAGCCGGGACCCAAGGAGCCTCTCGCCGCCACCGCCATGACGACAGCCCTGGTGACGAAGGTGCAGAAGCGGGAAGCCGCCGCCCTCGCAACCGTCCAGCACATCTGCAAGGGCATCGCGGAGGACGACGCGCTAGAGCTGATGGCCTTCGGGCGCATCGTCTGGACACTCACGCCGACGGACACCTCCGAGCTGCTGGACGTCGAGCAGCGGAAGAATAAGCGGTACCAAGTGTTCGCCGCCGCCATCGAGCAGCTGACCTACTCGGGTCCGGTCGCAGACGAGGACGACGGAAGCGAGCCGACAGTCCTCTAGCCGCACAATCCCTCCCCCGCGGCCGATCGCCGCGGGGGAGGGAACACTCCAAACGTAATGACAGGGCGGTTCCCTCCGGGAGCCGCCCTTATTCGTGGTCCCGTTTCCGCCGATCCCGGGTACCAGGCGAGTCGCTCCGCGATGCCACGGCTGGCAACGCCTTCGGCGTTGACCACCGTGGCAACCCCCCCGCCCTCCGGGCGGGCCACGGTAACTCGTGATTTGCAGGGATTTTTTGGGTTTTACGTCATGACGCAGGGGTGTTTTTCGGGGCGGGTCTTGCTATTCTTGTGCGGACATGACAGGATGGGTTGGTGGGCTATAGGCCGAATCTCATGGGTGTGCGTGGGGCTTCTCGTTGGCCCGTTATGCCACTTATGCCTGTTATGCGAGATATGAAAGGTATGCCTCTTATGTCAGATATGTCTGTTATGCAAGACCTGCAGCAGGTGTGGGTGACGGCGTTGTATGACGTGCGCTTCGATATGCCCTCGGAGGTGAAGCAGCTGCAGATCACCCAAGCGCCGGTTGCTGGTTTTGAGCTGAAGTTGGTGGTGGAGGGTAAGACGGTGGAGGCGACGCATGAGACGATGCGCAAGGTGCGGGAGCTACTGATCGCTGCATTGCAGGGCGCCCCCGAATGAGCGACCCCGTCCAGGTGCTGCGCGATGGGCTGCCACGCGTGATCGTCGGAAGCGAAGGTAACTGGCGTAAGGTTCCTGACCCAGACGCAGTCGCAGCGCTCGCCCAGGTGGAAGAACTTGTTCGGGCCTCACGCGACTTGCTTGCCAATGTGCCGCTGCCGCTTGAACCAACCGCCGAAGATTCGCGAAGAATCATCGCCTTTGATGTCGCGCTGATCCCGTTTAGAGATGACCGAAGCTGAGATGAAAGCAGTGCTCGCGACGCTGCCTAGAGAAGAGAAAGAGATGCTGCTCCGCCTGCCGCCCCACGAAGCAATGCTGATCATGGAACTCCACCATGTCTTTCCAGGCGTCAACCTGCAAATCAAGCCCGGCACACACGAAACCCCGCTCCCCGCCGACTACTAGCTCGCGACCCGGCCCAGGCCGCTTCGCTGCAGGGTTTTGCGATCCGCCGGTGAAAATGTTTTAGACCAGCCGAGCAAGTACCTTGTCATGACCGGTCAGGACGGGTAGGGTGGGGGGATGGCGCGTAAAGAGGTAATCCAGATCAGATGCAGTGAGATCGAGAAAGAACGCTGGCGTGAAGCTGCAGAACGACAGCACCTAGAGCTGAGTGGCTGGATGCGGCTCGTGCTTGACAAGGCCGCACGGCTACAAGAGGCACGGCAAGCAGTAGCCAACGTCGAAGAGCTGTGACCACCATCTACTACGGAGACTGCACCATCTGTGGCGTGACACCCTGTCGCTGCAATCCGCAGCAGGCGATCTATGTCTGGCCCCAAAACGACCTCAGTTGGTGGAAGGTGCAGTACCTCGCCTGCGAACATTGCTACTGCAAACCCGCCGAACAGCACCAAGGTGTCGGCGCGCACAAGCAGTGCTGCAAGTGCGGCACGGTGATGGCTGCCAAGTTCTTGCATAAGTGATGCAAGATATGCCTTGTATGTCAGTTGCATAACTGCTATAACTTACATAACTTATGCCACGGGTTATCTTTCAGGTTTCGGACGACGAGAAGCAGCTCTGGGTCGAAGCGGCCCACCGCGAACTTGTCAGTCTCTCTGAATGGCTGCGCCGAGCCGCGGAAGCGCGACTGGCGGAAGCCGACGCTGGACCTAGCCAGGAGCGGGCTGTGTCTCCTGGGGAAGGTCACCCAAGCAAGTCTTCGGGCAGCCGGGCGTCGGTTTCCGCGAGTGCAGGCGAAACCGTGTTCGGGGTGGCCGATTGCCCGAAGCAGAAAATGCACCACATCTACCACTCCGGCAAACCCTGCCCGGTATGTGGCTACCCGAAAGGAGACACATGAACGATTGGCTGAACGGCGAGGCCAAGCTTCAGGCCGACCGGTGGACGCCTCAGATCGAGGACTACCTGCGCACCGTTTGGGGTGCAGACGTCTACGAGCAGAGCGCCTTTGCGGCGTTGACCCGTTCTGAGCGCGAGCGCGAAAGTAGGTTGCGGGCACGTCCCAAGAAAGGGAAGTAGTGCCGCTCGGCTATCCCTTTCCAGCAGAACTGCGTGAGCAAGCCCGCCAGCTGCATGCAGACGGGCTGAACAACAAGACGATTGCGCTGCGGCTTGGCGTTTCGCAAGCAACAGTGCTGCGTTGGCTCGATCCGGAACGGGAAGCCAAACAACGACTTGCGGCCCGTGACTACAAACACCGGCAGCGCAAACGCTGTGCTGAGTGCGGTACCAAGATCTGGTACACCAGCACGCTCTGCAATCGCTGCAGCATCGAACAACAGAAACGCCATAAGCGTTGGACACGCGAACGAGTGATTGCAGCAATCCAGGCCTGGAACACAACCCACGGGCGCCCACCGACTGCAACCGAATGGATGCGAGCCGGGCCTGACCATCCCGCCGCAACCGCGATCTACGGACGCGAGGCTTCCGCCTTTCCAAGTTGGAATGCAGCGATTGCGGCGGCGGGCTTTACCCCCCGGTTCTCAGGCCCAGGCCCAGGCAAGAGCACCTGGTCAAAAGAGGAGGCACGACAACTACGAAAGGAAGGACTGACCGACGTCGAAATCGGAAGACGCTTCGGCGTCTCAGCCTCCGCCATCTTCCAAGCGCTCGGGGTGCGCGGGGACAAAACCCCCACTACTGCCCACAAACGCAGAACACGGGCACAACGAATCGCAGACCTGCAACAAGCAGTGAAAGGAGAACAGGATGGAAATTGGGACGGAGCGAGAAACAATCACGATTGAGCCACTGGTTGAGCCGGTGCCAAACCCAGACCCAGCCCCCGCCGAACCCGACTACGAAGAAACACCCGCCGAAGCACCGCCCGTCGAAGAGCCGGTGCCAGCGTGACAGTCCCCGACACGATCGAACCCTACGTCGGCTGGAAAGTCCTGCGCGTTTGCGAGCAAGGGAAACTACATTCGCCGCTACAGAGCGACTTCTGCTGGCCCATCGGCCACAAGGCAGAAGCCAGCTGTGAAGCTGTCAACCACTATTGGGAACAAGTGCCAAAAGGCCAAGAAAAACTGCCGCCGCACGGGCCAATGACCGAATTAGAACACAGCTTCTGGAGCGGCGAGTACTGGCCCCCCCGGCCCAGCTACCCGCCAATACCAGGCTATGCCTGGTCATGGATGCAACGCGAATGCCACCCATCCCCAGAAGAAGAGTGCACCTGCGGCATTTACGTCGCCGACACACCCGAACACTGCTACGCCTACACGGCCGAACCACTGCTGGCCAAAGGCAAAGTCGTGGTCGCGAAAACCGCGCTCTGGGGCAAGACCGTTGTTGGTGATCGCGGCGCCCGCGGGCAGTACGCCTACCCGCTTGCACTGTACGGCAACTGGAACCCCAAACGACGAACCAAGGTAGAGGCCAACTACCAGATACCGACCCTGGATTTCGACCTGCTCTGGGGAGAAGGCATGGACAGCTTGGTGGTGCCCAACTACGTGGCCAGGAAAAAGAACACGGTCTTTATCGTGCGGGTGGCGTCGATTTACTTTGCGATTGCCTTCTGTGTTTTGCTTTTACTTCGGATGACAATCTGAGACTTACGGGAGGAACATTGACAGTCAAGGACACGACGCGCTGGAAGCAAAACGACGACGGCACCTGGTCACGACGGATCAGCGTCTTTTCCGAACAGGGACTCAACGCCACCGCCGCCGCGATCAGACAAGCCGAGCTGCTTGGGATTGAGATTGCTGACCTGACCGGCACAGGCAAGGGTGGGAAGATCACCAAGGCCGACGTGGAGGCGTTCAACGCAACTCGCTAATGGGTAAAACGCCTCTTGGGCTTGATACAACCCAACAAAGGAGGCGTCATGGATGAAACACGTTGGAAGCAGAACGACGACGGCAGTTGGTCCCGCAATGTTGGGGGAGTTGAGGAAACAACCTCGATCAACCCCAATGCAACTGGTGGTGCGCTCGTAGCCGCCGCCGAGCTAGGAGTTGACATCAACAGCATCAGTGGTTCCGGCAAGGACGGCAAGATCACCAAGTCCGACGTCGAAGCCGCCGCCAACAGCTAGGAGGGAAGATGCCCGCACAGAAGGACGAGACAGCCTGGGAGCCAGTCGAAGGCGATCACGCTGACGACCAGAGCTACGAGCGTGTCCACCAGGACCCGACCGAGCCGCCGACCGATGAGAAGCGCACCGCCGCAGAGGTCGAAGAGACGAAGAAGAAGAAGTGAACAACATTCCGAGCTGGTGGGAGTTCCTGCTGCTGGGCCTAGCCGCCTGGCGAATCTTTCGCCTGCTCGCGGAAGACGAGATTCTCAACCGACCCCGTCGTTGGGTCCTCAACCTCGATCCCGACTGGAAAGAAGGCGAGGACCCAAACGACGACTACCGCTTTGAGTGGGGCACCTTCCTCACCTGCCCCTACTGTGCAGGCTTCTGGATCTCGCTTGCCTGGTGGGGCGCCTGGCTGATCTGGCCGCACGCCACCGTGCTAGTCGCGGTGCCACTCGCGATCAACGCGGTTGTGATCGCTGGCGCAAAGCTCGATGAGTGAACAACATCTCAACACGTGGTCTGCCACGGCTGAAGTGATCGCTGACGTGCTGCAAAAGATTCCCAACGTGGATAAAGACGAACGCCGCAGGCTTGCGCGTGAAGGTCTGATCGCATTGGATGTGATGTTGGGGGACATGGAGAAGGAATGTCTCCGTCTCGCCGAACTCCTTCGTCACGCGGCACGAGCACTGGAAACCTAGACACATAGCCGATCGTCGCCCTACACTGGCGGCGTGATTCCGCAACACGACAAGGACTCGTTCCTCGACTTCCTGCGGATCGGCAAGTCTCCGCCGGAAGCCGCCTCTCTTGTCAGCGAGGCATACACCGCCTCCATGTTTCGGCGGCTGCTCTCGGAGAAGAGCCGTGAGTACGACCCATTCTTCGCGGCCGAATACCTGCGCGCCCGAGCCGAAGGCCGAGCGAAGGCGCCGCCCAGGGTAGACGCGGGTAAGCCGCGCACCACCACGCTTTCCGGGCACGTCAAGGCCGACTATCTGACCCCGGAAATGCTGGAGCAGTTCTGCGAATACATCGAGGCGGGCGTGCCGATGAAGGATGCCGCTGAGCTGCTCGATCCAAAGACAACGCTGACGCAGCTGCATCGGCGCGCACAAAAGGACGCCGAGTTTGCTGACCAGTACGGCGAAGCGAAGAAGCTTGGCTACCCGAACTACCAGGAAGGCTTGCGCGCCACGATCCAGCGGATGGCTGACAACGGCGACTATCGCGCCGCCCGCGACCTCGCGATCATCCACCTGCCTGAGTTCCGGGATGCGTTCCTGACCAAGAAGACCGAGATCATGGGTGGCACCAGCAACGAACTCAAGGTGTTGGTGCAGCAGGTCTTCCCTGAGCTGACCGACAACGATCTCGACATGCTGATTGACACCGTTGAGCAACGTCAGCTTGAACCAGGCGAAGAAGATGACGACGCTCGCGCTGCCTGACCCCAACTCCAGCCAAGACAAAGCGCTGTATGAGTCCTTGCTCGCCGAGCGCTCTCGACGCGACTTGCAACGCGAGCGTGAGGAGTTACCGCAGTCGCTCTCGAAGTTCATTGCCGCTGGTTGGCATGTGCTCAACCCGGAAGTGCCATACCACCACAACTGGCATATCGATGCGATCTGCGACAAGTTGCAGGCTGTTTCTGAAGGCGAGATCACCCGTCTGCAGATCTGGGTGCCGCCTGGTTCGATGAAGACCGGCACCGTTTCCGTTTTCTGGCATCCCTGGGAATGGACGACACGGCCGTGGCTGCGCTACTGGTCCGCCTCTTACGAAACGCGACTTGCTGGGCGCATGTCGGCGATGAGCCGCACCTTGATGATGAGTGACTGGTATCAGGAGCGCTGGGGCGACAAGTTCGAATTCATCCGCGAGGGTGAGCACTACTACGGCAACAACCGTGGTGGCACACGTCTCGCGACTGCGCCGCGCTCAACCGGTACCGGCGAGCACGGCCACCGGATCATCGTCGACGATCCGATCAAGGCTGATGCCGCTGATGCAACCAGCCGCTCTTCACTTGACGAAGCAAACAACTGGTGGGACGGCACGCTTACCACGCGCGGTATCGACATTGGCTTCAAGCACGCACGCGTGATCGTGATGCAGCGCCTGCATGAAGATGACCTTGCTGCGCATGTACTCGATCTTGAGGACTGGGAAGTGTTGTGCTTGCCTGAACGCTATGAGGCAGACCACCCCTTTGTCTGGCCCAATGATCCACGCGCGGAAGGGGAACTATTGTGGCCTGATCATCGCGACGAAAAAGCTTCCGACGCGCTGGCACGCTCGCTCGGTAGCCATCGTGCCGCCGGACAGCTACAACAGCGGCCAGCCGCCCGCGAAGGTGAAATCCTCAAGGTCGAGTGGTGGCGCTTCTATGACCCACGCATCCGTGCCACTGAAAGCTGGGCTGTGCTTGGCCGTTTCGATCAGATCGTGATCTCGGTCGATACGCCACTGAAGGACAAGGAAACCTCGGACAACGTGGCGATTCAGTGCTGGGGCGTCAAGGGCGCAGACCGTTATCTGCTTGACCTGGTCTGCGAAAAAATGAACTACGGCAAGGCCAAGCGGACAATTCAGGACATGGCCAATTGGGCGAGTAGAACCTGGAAGGCCACCTATCTCTCGGTGCTGATTGAGAATGCAGGCTACGGCGTCGAACTGATTGTCGATTTGAAGCGGAATATCCCTGGGGTGCAGAAGATCTCCGCCGGGGTAGAGGGCAACAAGGAGACCAGGGCCGAGTCAGCATCGGATGCTTTGGAGTCCGGCAACTACTTCCTGCCCGGTTACGGCCCGCCCTGGCAGCCGTCCTACGACGAACACAAATCGCCCGAGGACGTTGTCAAGTTCGTATCGAACTGCGCTGCATTCCCGCATGCCAAGCACGACGATGACGTCGACGCCTGGAGCCAATTCGGCAACTGGATTCGCAGCCGCCAGATGGCCCCGATCAAGACAAGCGGGATCAATCGGCTCCGTCGCCGCGCTGCATAGCCGATCGAGGCCGTATGGTTCGCTGCCATGGAGAGCAGCCCGGTTCGCAAATCACCCAGACGCGTGTCGATTCGGTGCACTGGATGCGGGGATTCTGACCAGATCAATGACCGCTCTTATCGGCGCAAGATGAGTGAAGGCAAGCCACATCTCTGCCAGATGTGTCGTGCTGTGTCGTCTGTGACGCCGAGTGAAGAGGACTTTGCTTACTGGCAGAAGCGCTTTTCCCCCCAAGAGATTCAAGCACTCGTAGGCGCGATCTTGGAATGATTGCAATTCTCGTGCCGGTGCTTGGCCGCGCACAACAAATCAAACCACTCCTCAGCTCGATCGCCAACGCGACAGAAACGGAACATCGCGTTGTTTTCATCTGCACCCCCGGCGACGAGGCGATCGAAGAGGCAAAAGACAGCGACGCGCTGCTACTCATCACAAGCTGGCAGGCCGGACGTGCCGACTACGCCAAGAAGCTCACCTTGGGCTTTGAACAGACTGATGAGCCGTGGCTCTTTCAAGGCGCAACCGATCTCGTCTTCTATCCAGGCTGGGATACACACGCGATGCGGATCGCGGCACGCGGAAACTGCGGCGTGATCGGTACCAACGATCTCGGCAACCCGCTCGTCAAGCGCGGTCGCCACTCGACCCACAGCCTCATCTCGCGCGAGTACATCAACCATTGGGGCGGCACCGCCGACGGCTCTGGACTGATCTTCTCCGAGGCATACGACCACCAATGGACTGACTCAGAGTTCGTTGAAACGGCCGTTCGCCGCCGCTTGTTCTGCTTCTCGAAGCGCTCTGTCGTTGAGCACCTGCATCCACACTGGGGCAAGGCGGAGATGGACGCCACCTACGACAAAGCACACCGACAGACCACCCAAGACCAACGACTATTCATGCAACGGCGCACAAAAGTGGCCCGCCTGGATCAAGAACGGCTACGTCATGAGCGGCAACGCTAATTTGATCTCGATCATCATTACGACCTACGGGGGGGACCACTGGCGCGAGATCGCAAGCCAGCGTGCTCTTCCCTCGGCGCAGGAACAGAACGCATACGAGATCATCGTTCACCACGAGCAGGACTTGCCGATCGGCCCCGCCCGTAATCGAGCAGCGCAACGCGCGAGTGGAGAGTGGCTGCTGTTCCTCGATGCTGACGACGAGCTAGGTGATGACTACGTGCGGGCGATGACAGATGCAATCTGCTCTATGGAGCGTCCCGAGCCAGCGATTTTGCAGCCCGCTGTCTGTTACTACCGCAAGGGGCGCCCTGGGCCGACCTATCTCATCCCGGAGAAGGATCTCAGTACAGACAACTATCTCGTGGTCGGCACGGTACTGCGCCGCAAACTCTTCACGGAGGTTGGTGGCTTCAACGACTATCCGCACGGTTTCGAGGACTGGTCGCTATGGGCGAAATGCTGGCGAGCAGGAGCCAAGGTGTTCCCCGTACCACAGGCGGTCTACAAGGCTCACATCAATCCACAGTCTGCGCACCGGAAAATGTGGCGCGATCGTAAGTGGCAGGTGGAAACTCACATGCGGATTCAGGCCGAGTTGTTCCCGGAGACGATAAATGCATCTCCATAGCGCCATCATTTCCTTCAATCGGCTTGAACTGCTCAAGCAGTGCTACCACTCCTACAAGGAGACGGTCTCCGTCCCGCACACGCTGGTGATCGTGGACAACGCCTCTGACGAGGAAACGCAGGACTGGCTGTTGGATCAAGTCTCACCTTATGACCACGTGATCCTGCTGGAACAGAACCGCTTCCCCGGTTTTGCCTGCAACCGCGGCTGGGAGACAATGCCAGCCGAGACAACCTTTCTGCACCGCTCCGACAACGATTTCTCGTATTTGCCCGGCTGGTGCGAGGCATTTCTCGTCCGATTCAAAGATGTTCACGTCGGACAGGTCGGTTTGCGAACGAGCAGAGAGGAAATGGGCGCTTTGAGCAACGTCGGCGGCAACAACGTGATCCGTCGCGCGTTGTGGGACCAGGGGCTGCGCTACGACGAGCGGCCATGGGGTGAGCGCTACCCGCCGGGCTGGACAGAAGACTCGCTCTTCTCACCCGCTGTTATCGAGATGGGATATCGCTGGACACGGGTGCAGAAGGCAAGCATCGTCAGCCTCTCGCGCGAAGATCCAGATGACCCGTACTACCAACGCACATGGCAGCTGCGCGGCATTACGCCGCCTGCAAAGGAGTAAATATGGCTGAACCTTCCCCACAACTGCTTGGACGCAAGCCCTCACCGCCGGATTTACGTGATTTTCGCCTCGCTAACTTCCAGGCAATCGGCAGCCTCGTCACCGCGGGCACCCCACAGGCGCTGGCACAGTTTGCGACCGACGAGCTGAAGAAGACGACAATCACCTACAAGCAGTGGGCCTCACGCCAGTACACAGACGTCACGGTGACCCATTGGTGGAGGGCATTCAACGCGCTTTCCCAGATCATCCTCGGGCCGCTACCGCCACCAACGCAGGACAAGGTTTGGGATATCACCGATTTCCAGCTTGATCAGGGCGAAACTGGCCACTGTGTTGGCTTCGGTTGGGCTGGTTGGAGCGACGCAGAGCCGATCGAGAACACCTATGTGGATAGCGACGGACACGCGATCTACTACGAGTGCAAAGTGATCGAAGGTGACCCACAGGGTGAGGACGGGGCGTATCCGCGCGACGGCGCGAAGGCAATGAAGGCCCGCACCCGCCTGACCACCTATGCCGCTGCGAACACGATGGCCGACGTGCTCTCCTGGCTACGTCAGAAGGGGCCGCTGGTTGTTGGCACCGACTGGACGTACGACATGTTCGATCCGGATGCGAACGGATATGTCAAGCCAACCGGACTCAATGCTGGTGGACATTGCTACTTGCTTTACGGGGTTCAGGGTGACACGCTGCTATTCAAGAACTCCTGGGGGAGCAGCTTCGGTCTGAATGGCTCTTTCAAGATGAAAATCGCTGATTGGACGGTCCTTTTCCAGGCGTACGGTGAGGCGTGGGCCTCGGTGGAACTGCCATTGTGAGCAAGCTGTACTTCATCGCCACCAAGCACGCGCAGTACACAGAGACGGACTTTGTGCCAGGCAGCACCGTGATTGACCCGTGGCGCTATATCCCCGATCAGACAGACATCGAGATCAGAAGGATCGGTGAAAACAAGCCCGAACTGATCTCGATCCTCGTCCCCTCACGGGGGCGCCCTGAGTGGCTGACAAGGACGATCGTCAGTGCCTTCAAAACAGCAACCCATGAGCGTCGGATCGAGTTCATCGTCCGTCTCGACGAGGACGACCCTCGTCTCGACGCCTATCCCTCGTTCGTGGGTGTCGAGTACCTAGTAGGGCCACGGGCCTTGCTGTCAGCATGCTGGAACGAATGCGCAGCAAAGGCCCGCGGCCCGATCATGATGCACTGCGGGGACGACCTCACGTTCGACACACCCGGCTGGGACGCACAGGTGCGTCGTGCGTTCGCGGAAACACCGGACAAGATCCTCTTCGCCTATGGCAACGACCTTGGCCCGCATGGAGAAACGTTCGGCACACATGGCTTCCTGCATAGACGTTGGGTCGATGCAGTGGGATACTTTGTGCCACCGCTGTTTTCTTCCGATTGGAACGACGTGTGGCTGAACGAAGTAGCAAAAGAGGTTGGCAGACACAGATTGCTGGACTTTGTCACCGAACATCACCACTACACGTTCGGAAAAGCCGAACGTGATCAAACTCACGCTGAGCGTGAGGAGCGAGGACTGAAGGACGGGGTTGTGGATCTCTACAAGCGCACACGACAGGATCGCGCCAACGACGTGGCCAAGCTGCGGGCGGCAATGGCATGAGCGAAGACCCCCATGACCCGCACGCGCCGATCCAGCGGATCGCCAAATGGATCCTTGAGATGAACCCGCAGGAGCTTCAAATCCTGCGCAGTCTGCTCTCGCAAGGCGGTGGTGACCCGACTGGTGTCGCGGCAGTGCTCCCACCCAACCTGCCGCTCGGGGAAAGCTCTATCGCGCAGCCGATTCCGCCTGATTATTGGGAAACAGCTGAGTAGTGGGCATCCCGCCCTTCTCCGAGCGCCGCAGATCGTGGTCGTCTCCTCCTGTCGATGACATTGGCTACTTCCCGGCCAAGGAGATGCTGAGCTGGGACGAGCAGACGCTCAACGATGTGATCGGGAGAATGGCGGAGGCGCGCTACGGCGGCTGGAGAAACTTCCAGATGCGCTGGCGGATCGTGCTCGGCCTCGACACCACACGGGGCAAGGATGTGCTCGACTACGGCTGCGGTGTCGGCTTAGAGGCGCTCCAGTACGCCAAGCTGGGTAACCGTGTATCGATCGCAGATATTGCACCACATAATGTAGAATTAGCAAGCAAGGTATTACAGGCAAGCGGTTACGAGGCAGAACACCGGTACCTTATCTACGAATTTCCTCCTTTTATTCAGAAAGAAGATCTTGCGTTCGATGTGATCCACTGCTGTGGCGTCCTGCACCACATACCCAACCCGATCCCTGTCGTCACGCAGATGGCGGCATGGCTACGCGCCAAGGGAGAGCTGCGTCTGATGCTCTACTCGGACAAGGCGTGGGAGATCGCGACGGGCACCCCGCCCATCAACATGCCGGTGCAGGACTCCGAGCTGTTCGAGCGCTACTGGACACATTGGGACCCACACGGAGGATACGCCGATTGGTATAACCAAGATCGAATTGAAGAGAGATTTGGAGAGCTATTCCAGGTAAAAACCTGCGAACCGCTCACCGAGCACGGTGAGTACATCGGAGCAGTGCTCGTCAAACGCTAGGAGGAGATGTGGAAGCGACAGGAAGCGTGACATTCGGTGGATATGGGTTCGCTGGCGTGGTTGCGGACATCACCACCGCTGATGGCCACCAGTACCACTTCAAGGGCTACATCGGTGAGATCGGCACACCACAGGTTGGCTATGGCACGAACTTCTCTGGCGACTTCCCTGGCCTCAGCCACATCGATGGTTCCTGCGCGCTGCAGGTCTCGACAGCCTCCGGCGGTCCCGGCTACGCCCAATTGACCTGGTTTGACCTGCACGGCCAGATCGGCACGCTTGTTGGCTACGTGTTCGGTGGCGGTTTTGACATCGGAATCGGTGGCGGCAGCTGGAGCGACGAGGAGTGGCAGCACTTCAACAAGCCCGAGTAAGAAAAGGAGAACAACATGGGCACCACCAAGTCCAAGCAAGACACTCGTCTGGAGAAAGAGATCATCACCGCCGTCTCACGCGGCGCGGACTCGACCCAGTACGTGATGGACGAAATTAGGCGTGGCGAGAAGCGGTTTGCGCGCCGCGTGTTTTATCGCACGCTGGAAGAGGGGAAGATCCTGATGACCGTTGAGCGCAGGTTGATCCTGCCACCTTCGTGATGGAGAACATGGTCCCGAGAGTGATGTCCGAAGTCTCAGGACGCCTTGCCGCAGTAGACGATGTGATTAGAAAGGGATTCTCACTCGACGAGATCAACATGGACGGCCCAGAGCTTGAACGCATCTGCTGCGCAGTTTGGATGATCGGTTATGGGGCTGCGCTCGAAGACATTTCCGAGATGCCGGGCCACGACATTGATCTTGGCCCGCTGATGGAGAAATGGGGGATCGAGTGACCTTGGTTGAGATTCTCGTCATTGTGCTGATCATCCTGGGGATCATCTACATCGCCAAGAGACTATGAAGGTTGGCTTCATCGGCCTCGGTAAGCTGGGACTTCCTGTCGCGCTTGCCGTGGAAGCCGCGGGCCACGAGGTCTGCGGCTGGGACATTTCCGAACAGGTGATGAACACGATCGACAGCCGTGAGCTGCCGTACGTCGAAGCGGACGCCCAGGAGCTGCTTGAAACAACAAAGATCCATTTCAAGCGGCCGCATGTTCTCTCGGAGTGGGCTGATCTGATCTTCGTGGCGGTGCAAACGCCGCATCAGCCTGAGTTCGAGGGCACCACCAGGCTCCCGGACGAACGCGCCGACTTCGACTACGGGCATCTCTGGGATGCGCTCGCGTCGGTCGAAGAAGCCCAGTGCCCGATCGTCGTCATCTCAACGGTGCTGCCCGGAACGATGCAGCGCGAAATCTTCGACGACCCGGACATCGCAATCACGCCTGACCGTCTGCTGTACAACCCGTTCTTCATCGCGATGGGAACCACCATCCCCGACTTCCGCGACCCAGAGTTCGGGCTGGTCGGAACCGACGGCGCCCACCCCGGCATCCTCCGCGACTTTTACGCCACCATCCACGACCGGCCCGTGTTCGTCACCACGATCAGGACGGCTGAGCTGACAAAGGTTGCCTACAACACGTTCATTGGCATGAAGATCGCCTTCGCGAATGCGATGATGGAGCTGTGCGAAAAGACGGGGGCCGATGTTGATGATCTCGTTGATGCCCTTTCTCTGGCCGACCGTCGCCTTCTGTCTCCCGCCTATCTACGCGGTGGTATGGGTGACGGCGGCGGCTGTCATCCGCGAGACAACATCGCGCTCTCTTGGCTTGCCCGTGAGACCAACCTTTCCTTTGATTTGTTTGAGGCCCTTATGGTCTGCCGAGAAAAGCAGACAGAGTGGCTCGCCGATCTGATCCAAGAAGAAGTCAACGCCCACGGCTTGCACAAGGTCGAAATCATGGGCAAGGCATACAAGCCAGAGACCGCTCTTACTGTCGGTTCTCCAGCAACACTTCTTGCAAACATCTTGGAAGAACGTGACATCACGTTCACACACACAGATCACGTTGTAGACGTATAATCTCCTCTGAGGAAAGGAGGTGCAATGGCTAAGAAGGAAGTCTTTGTAAGCGATCGTTCCGGACAGGAAATTCCGTCTGGCACTGGTGCGTCAGTGACAATCAAGTTCTACGACGCGAAGAAGGGTGTGCGTGTTCTTGACGTCACAGACTCAGAGGCTGATGAGCTGGGCGGGCGCCCTGTGAAGCGACGCGGACGCCCACCGAAGGTCATCGCCTGATAGGCTCTTGAGCGGTTGGGCCGGAGAGGCATCGGTTATCTCCTGATAAGAGAGAGGTCGCTGGTTCAAATCCAGCCGTCACCGTCAAGGTGACGTAGCTCAGTGGTAGAGCGCTAAAACACCGATCTTCACACCACGCCCGCCGCCCTTTTGTTCCTTGGGCCGGACGCACCTGGGTTATCTATGGGAGATAAAAGTCCAGGAGCGGATCACATGCCCGGGACCTTTTGAACTTGCTTGGGCCGGAGGCTTCGGGTTATCAGACTCGAAACCTGATCCGTAGCCAAACTCACGCCCAGCAACTAGACTGACGACGCCTCAGGCAAGAGGCGCACAAAGAGAGGGTGGGCCGAAGCGGTTGGGTTATCCGCTAATTGGCGGGGTAGCTCAGAGGTAGAGCATCGGCTTAGAGGGCCGAGGACGCTGGTTCGATTCCAGCCCTTCACGGCCCAAGCGCACACCACGCCCCCCTCTCCCTTGCTACATTCTTCGCGAGTGGGCCGAAGAGGTCGACGGTTATCGGTACAAACCAAGGTTTGCCCTTGGGAGCTGGTTCAAGCCCAGCACGTCTGAGCAGTCAGACGAGACCGTTCCTCATACCACGCCCCTCGCTTCTGGTAGCTTCTCACGCTCGCGGTTGGGTCGGAGGGTCATCGGTTATCTCGTTGATTGGTTCGATTCCAATACCGCCCGTTCCACGGGCGGTGGGCGACAAGGTGTCGCAAGATGGTTCCCACCAGAACCATCTGATGGGTACCTAACGCCGATTCCCACACCACATCCGCCGCGAAATACCTGCAAATCAAACTCTTGATTTTCGGGTGCAGTTCTGTATCATCTTAGATCCACCTGGGCCGAAGGGTCGGTCGGTTATCTACGCCAAGCTGGTGGAGACGCCAGCCACAGGGCACGCCCGTGATGCCCGGGCTACCCGACTCCCACACCATGTCCGGTGGACATAAGTGCGTCTCTTGCCAAGGAGGTATCAGCATGGCCAAGCAGCATTTGCTGTCGCATGGCGGCACCCGCCGGACTCCGCAGTCGGAGCCGATGCGTGACACCCAGGTTGAGAACGAGGCTGGCGGCTACGGCTGGCAGCTCGACAAGTGGGCGCAGCTGCGTCGTTTCCTGGTGCTCGGCACCGAAGGCGGCTCGTACTACGTTGGCGAGCGCGACCTGACGAAGCAGAACATCACGGCGCTCGGCAAGTGCGTCACTGAGGACGGCGTCAAGACTGTCAACGAGATCGTGATGATCTCGGACGAGGGACGCGCGCCGAAGAACGACCAGGCGCTGTACGCGCTGGCGTACGCGATCTCGCACGGCGACAAGGCCACGAAGCGAGCCGCGGCTGAGGCGCTGCCGAAGGTGGCGCGTATCGGCACACACCTGTACTCGTTTGTCGCTTACGCGGAGACGATGCGTGGCTGGGGCCGCACGATGCGCTGGGCTGTCACGAATTGGTATGAGCGAAACCCAGATCAGCTTGCGTACCAGGCGATCAAGTACCGCCAGCGTGATGGTTGGTCGCACCGCGACCTGCTGCGCCTTGCGCATCCGAAGTACTCCGACAACGCGGCTGTTTATGACTGGATCGCGCATGGCGTCACACAGGAGCAGGCACCGCAGCTGCTGGCTGCATTCGAGGCCGCGCAGAGTGCGACGACTCCGGCGCGAACGGCTGAGCTTGTCCGTGAGTACCGGCTGCCGCGTGAGGCGCTCAACACTGAGCATCTCAACTCGACAGAGGTTTGGGGCGCGCTGCTGGAGACGGGCATGCCGATGACGGCGCTGATCCGCAACCTGGCAACGATGACGCGCAACGGCACGCTGGAGGACACGGCGCTGCTGAAGATCGTCCTCGATCAGCTCGCTGACGGCGAGTACATCAGCAAGTCGCGTATCCACCCGATGTCGGTGCTGTTTGCGCTGCGGACATACGCGTCCGGACAGGGCTACCAGTCGCGCGGCAAGGAGTGGGTGCCGAAGCCGAAGATCACCGATGCGCTCGACGCGGCGTTCTACACGTCGTTCGGCAACGTCAAGCCGATCAACAAGAAGCTGCTTCTGGCGGTCGATGTATCCGGCTCGATGATGGGCATGGGTTACGGCATCCAGGGCGCCCCGCTGTCGCCGCGTGAGGCGGGTGTCGCGATGGCGCTGATCACGCTCAACGTTGAGCCGGACGTCGAGGTGATCGGCTTCGATACGGCGGTCTATGGTGCTGGCATCTCGGCTCGCCAGCGGCTCGACGACGCGCTCAATTCGTTCCCGCACACTGGTGGCGGAACGGACTGCTCGCTGCCGATGGAGTACGCGATCAAGAAGAACAAGCAGTTCGAGGGCTTTGTGATCTACACAGACCATCAGACGTGGGCGGGTAACCGTTACCACCCGGCACAGGCGCTGGTGGAGTACCGCGAGAAGAGCGGACTCAACGCGCGCTGCGCAACGGTCGCGATGGTTGCGTACAGCACGAAGGTCGCTGATCCGACCGATCCGGGCATGTTTGACGTGGTTGGTTTCGACACAGCGACGCCGAACTTGATCAGCGACTTCCTCGCTGGCAAGCTCTAGACTGTCCAACGTTAGGGCACTGGCACCTTCCTGGGCCTCCCTTGCTCAAGCCAGTGCCCTAGCGTTTTCTGCGTAATGACCTAGTTCCGCTCTACACTCAGCGCGAAGAATGTTCCTTTGCGCAAAGGAGTGATTAGACGTGGGATGCGGTTGTAAGAAGGGGAAGATCCCCAAGCAGACGCCGAAGCAGCCTCCCGAAGGCAAGCAGTAGGCGTTTAGATGGCTCTGCCGAATCGGCGTCCTGGACGCAATCTTGTCGCGTCTGCCTACCGTGTAGGCGGTCGCGACTCTGATTACACGAAGCGCAACAAGCTGCCCTGGCAGCAACAGGCGCTTGCGGTTTCAAAGCTTGTGCCTGAGCTGGGATTTGCGTCGCGTTTTTATGCGCGAATGCTCAAGCCGTTGCGCATCTTCCCCTCTGTGATTGATTCACAGGAGCAGAAGAAAGAGATAAAAACAGGACTTCCGGTTGATCTACTAAATCGGATCCGTGATCCAGGTGGCGGCAAGTCGCAGCTGCTTTGGAACTACGGACGCCTGATGTTCATCACAGGCGAGGGCCTACTTTTCGGCAGAGACCTAGGGCAAGAACGTGAGCGCTGGTCGTTCGTGTGGAACGGCGAGATTGACGTCGAGACCAACACGGATGGCAGCGTCAAGAAGATCATCCACAAGCTATCCGGGTCAACGACCCGTGAGTACAGCGGCGACGAAGCCGTGCTGTACCGCATGTGGACACCAAGTCCGGAGCGTTCGTACGACGCTGAGTCTCCGATGCAGGCGGCGCTGGAGATCGCAGAAGAGCTGATTCTGCTGACCAAGTCGGTGCGCGCAACCGCAACATCGCGCCTAACCAACGGTCTGCTGTTTCTGCCGACTGAGATCGCCCCGCCGCCTGCTGAGGCTGGTGGCGACGAGGACGTGTACATGGACCCATGGTCTGAGGATTTCCTCGACAACATGGTCAAGGCGATCGAGGAGCCGGACACTCCAGCCGGTCGTGCCCCGCTCGTGTCCTGGGTGATGGGCGAGTACATCGAGAAGATCAAGTACATCCAGATTCATGACACCGCGAACGACTACATGGAGCGCGATCTGCGCAAGGAGGCGATCGATCGCCTCGCCTATGGCATGGATATGCCGCCGGAGGCGCTAAAGGGGCTTGGCAACACGAACCATTGGGCCTCGATGCAGATCCTCGGCGACATGTGGAAGTCTCATGGCGCGCCGGTCGCGGAACAGTTCTGCGACGAACTCGGTGCCGCCTATCTACAGCCTGCGCTGCGTGATGCGGGTTACGAGGACTGGGCTTCTGTTGTGGTCGACTATGACGCCTCGGCGGTTGTGGTCAAGCCTGACCGCTCCGACGACGCCGACGACGCCGCGAAGTATGGCGTTGTTAGCCGTGAGGGTTACCGGCTGATGAAGAACATTCCCGAGGATTGGGCGCCCGACGACGAGGACGAGAAGTGGTGGTTGGAAATCCAGGGCCGCAACCGTCAGCAGCCTAGGCCGCAGCAGCAGCCCTCCATCAATGGACGTGACCCGGCTCTTGATGGACCGGCTACGCCTGGTCCGGAGGGAGACTCGGGTCGTCAGACCCGTGTCGTCACCTCATCGGCGGAATCTTACGAAGCGATGGGTGCGGCGATGATGGCGCTGGCCCGCTGTCGAGAGCTTGCCGGGATCAGGCTGTACCAAAAGCATCGCAGCTGTCCTGACTGCTTCGACCGAGCTAACGGACAGCCGCATGCGCTGGTCGCATCGATCGTTGGCCCCGGTGTTGTCGAGAAGCTCGGCTGGGAGCCGTTGCGTCTCGTCCGGGGTGGGACGGACACTTTCAAGGACATGCTCGTCTACTGGGACTTCACACCAAAGCAGGCAGACGCGATCTGCGAGATGATCGAGTCGTTTGCGGCACGCACGCTCTACGACGAGCGGCTGCCGCAGCTACCGGTCGGATTCGCGACCCATCTTGAACGATCCAAGGACGCGAACGGGAGCCATTGATGCCCTGGCGTGTCCATAGACGCGGAAGCAAGTATTGCGTGGTCAAGGTTGGCGAACGGTCACCGGTTCCTGGTGGTTGTCATGCCACCAAGGAACAGGCCCGCGCTCATCAGAAGGCGCTATATGCGAGCGAGGCCGCATCTGTTGAGGAGGAAAGCATGGCGACTATCAGAACAAGCAACAACGCATTTACGACAACTTCGGACAACACGGTCACCATCACTTTCACTGATAGCGGCACGACAGCTGCTGTTGAGACCGAGGATGAGGCGGCTGTCGAGGAAACACAGTGGGAGGGTGTGCTCGCGGTCGAGGGCATCACAACAAGCGACAACCGCTACCTGATGCCTGGCAAGATCGGTCACCGTGATTTGCCACTGACGCTAATGGCGCAGACCGTCACCGCGGATGGGCATGAGGGTGCGTGGGTGGCAGGCAAGATCACCAACATCTGGCATGAGGATCGCCCTGATCTCGGAGATGGGGCAGTCGCGATCATGGGCAGCGGCGTCTTCGCGAGCAACGAGGACGGTCAGCGCGCCCACGATCTGCTGGGAGAGGAAGTCCTGCGCGGTGTCTCGATCGACTTCGCGGCCAGCGCAACGCATCTGCTTGATCCCGAGACGCTCGACGCTGTTGACGAGGGCGAGATGGATCTGATGGATCTACTCGCGGGCAACTTCGTCCGTGGCTACGAGGGCGACATCATGGGCGCAACGCTGTGCCCGTTCCAGGCGTTCGAGGACGCGACGATGCAGATCATCGAGACGCCGGAGAAGGTTGTTGTCGCCTCGGCGTTCCCGATCCGCAAGGTGCTGACCGCATCCGCGGCAGGTATTGCACCCCTGAAGCCGCCGAAGGACTGGTTCTACACCGAAGAGACCAACGGCCCCTGCCCGCTGACGGTCACCACAGACGGCCGCGTCTATGGCCACCTGGCGCTGTGGAACCAGTGCCACCGTGCCGTGGGCGCTACCTGCGAAATGGCCCCGCGTTCAAAGTCGGGCTACGCCTACTTCCACACTGGCGCGCTAACCACCAACGAGGGCGAGAAGGTCAATGTCGGTCGCATCACCGTCGGTGCAGAAGGTCACGCCAGCGTGAACCCATACCTCGGTACGCAGGGCGCGATCGAGCATTACGACAAGACCGGCACGGTCGGTGCCTTTGTCCGCGCCAAGGATGGGCAGTACGGCATTTGGCTTTCCGGCGCAGTGCGTTCTGACTGCCCTGCCGAAAGCGTGCGTGACATGGAAGCCAATCCACCTTCCGGGGACTGGCGCGAGGAAAAGGGGCGCTTGGAGCTTTGCGCCGCGCTATCCGTCCCCGTCGCTGGGTTCCCGGTTCCCCGTTACGAGGCCGCGCTTGTCGCGTCCGGTGTGGACGAGCGTGTGGTTGCCCTGGTTGCTTCCGGCTACTCGGAGCCAGGTGATCTCTCTCGCGCAGATCAGCGCAGGTTCGAACGGCTCAAGATGGAGGCGCGCCGCACGTTGCGTTGCAGCTGACCTTGAAGAAAGAAATCTGGCTCCCGAAGTCCGAGACACGCGTCCTCGTTGATGAGAAGGGCAACGTGCGCGTCTGGGACGAGATGATGATGGAGCTGAAGCCCATCAAGGGCAGCGGGCAGACAGGTTTCGGAGTGAAGAAGTAAAGGTTCGGGCGGGGCATGGTACGCAGGGAGATCCTGCGGCGCCGGGGATAGGGTCATGAAACACCCCGCCCGATGAAAATCGTTTATCGCGTTCAGCATCTCGCCGGACGCGACGACGCGTTGACCCGCATCCTGCCGCTGCTTCCCGCAGACACAGAGGTCATCGTCGACGATCCTGGTGAGGACAGGCGACGGCCGATGCGTGGCTACCTCAAGTGTCTGGAGAATCCGCCCGCTGACGCAACCCACGTCTGTGTGATCCAGGACGACGCTCTACCATGCAAGGAGGTAGACCGGTGTGTCAGGGAGGCCGTCGGCGAGAAGCCCGAAGACGTGATCTCACTTTTCGTCGGCGGCCTCCCTGGCCGTACCCGTAAAGAGTTTTGGGGCGCCCTCGCGAACGGCGAGAAATGGTCGCCAATTTACTTTCGTGAGATTCACCACGTTGTTGCGCTCGTCTGGCCAACACCGCTGATCGAGAACTTCCTTGCCTGGTACGCAACGGCAAAGATCCCAATCCCCGTGCCGCACGATTCCGACGACGCGGTAGTCGGTTATTGGGCGCGCACACAGCGACGCCTGTTCTGGGCGACAGTGCCTTGCCTCGTCGAGCACCCCGACGATCTTCCTTCCACTGTTCATGTTGATTCGCGGCGTGGAGACAAGGGCCGCCGGGCAATTGCCTTTATCGATGACGTCGTGTAAGGTCAGTACGTGCCGTTGAATACGCGCCGCCACCAGCAGCAACGCTAGCTCCCTCCTCGGGTAGCTCAACTGGTAGAGCGGCGCCCTGTTACGGCGTGAGTTCGGGGTTCGAATCCTCGCCCGAGGGCTTCCACTTCCCAGGCTCGTCTAGCTGGTAGGACGCCGCGCTCTGGACGCGGAAGGTGGGGTTCGAATCCTCGGCCTGGGGCTACTTGGTGAGAGGGCTGCCGTTGGTGGCAGTTTCCGGCTGTGACCCGGAACGCCGCGGGTTCGATTCCCGTCTCTCACCCTGATATGTTCTTGGCATACCCGGCGGGATGCCGGACGAGAAGGAGGCGGGATGCCTAAAGAAGTGATTTCCTCAGAGTCTCTGCCCAACGACGATCAAGCGATCGTTGTTCAGGTGACATGGGCGACAGGTAGGGACGTTCAACTTTCCACCGTCCTCGTGAATTCCGCAACGAGGGAAACGGTCACCATGTCCGTCGATGACGGGGAAGATGGCTGGGAGTTTGATGGTGGTTGGTATGCCACCATCAATCGTCGCCAGATCAACGAGTTGATCCGGGCGTTGCGTCGTGCGCGTGATCAGGCGTTCGGTCGCGACGAGTAAGCTGTAGTGCTTGCGGGGGGCGTTGCAAGCAAAAGGCCCGGACTCTTGTCCGGGCCTTTTTCATGGGTTGCGCGGGTAGTGCTCATTGATCCAGGCGAGTCCGCGCACCTGGATGATGAACGCGACCTCGTTTGATCCCAGGCGTTCTCGCAGCGCGGCGCGCTTCTTGAAGCGCAGTACCGGGTCACGGACACCATCGACAAGCCGGTGGCATGCCTCGCAAAGCGGCACGATGTTCGCGTTCGCGTTGCGGATGCTGCGCAGGTGCGCACCCCGTTCTGAGAGGAACCACGAGAGCGGGATCAGGTGATGACGTGTCATGTCTGACCTGGAGGCACAGATGCGGCAAACCCGCTCCTGCACTACCTTTTCGCGTCCTGACATGCGATTGTCGGCCAGCGAAGGACTGACCCCATACACACGCTGGTGGGGGTGAGAGGGGCTGACCTTGTGAAATTCGTCGTTGATCAGGCTCATCGCAGTACCTTCCGTACCGCCTTTTCAGGCAGCCAGTAGAGGCGATCCGACGGCGACTCGACGGCAGCATGCAGCTGCGCCGCAAGCGTCAGATCGCGATCGAGCACCGCAGCCTCGTACAGCGCGAGGCCGTAGCGGCGTCGAACCTTGAGTGGGACTTCCGAGAGCCGAATGGCCATCGACCGCCCCGCTGAAGTGCGAGGCGTCGTCATGACCAGCTCGCTTTCGCTTAGAGGGGTCCCGTACCTGCGGTTGTGTTGATGCGCGGGCAGGCGTATTTGCAGGCATCCATCACGGCATGCCTTCTCAAGAGTGATTCCTGCCAGCGACTCACAACATGACCTTACACAATCGATTCTCTGGATTCCAGTAATGACCATGCATTTGAGACACTTGCCATATGCAGTCCTCGCGCTTCTGGGAGAAGGTGGCTATAGGGCTAGGGGATGAATGTTGGCCATGGCTTGCCTCTACAGATCAGGCGGGATACGGCAGGTTTGGTTCGCGCGATCGAGCGCACAGAGTGGCCTTGTTGTTGACCGGCGTGGAGGTAAATGACTTGCACGTGCATCACCTCTGCGCAAACAAGCTGTGTTGCAACCCCAGACACCTCATCGCTCTCTCCCCAGCCGGGCATAAACGACTTCACGCATCGTCGTTCGACAGGTGTCCACACGGCCACATGTGGACGCATGACAACACACGCTGGAAGTATCGAAAACCAACCAGGTCTACGAGCACAGGATGGTCGCGAGAATGCCGTACTTGTCACCGATTGAGGCAGAAATCGCGCGTGACGACAGCACAAATTTGATTTCCGTCCGCAACGCCATCTACTCTCCGTGCATCGGATTGGCGCGGGGCGCCCACCGGTAGCCGGGTCCAGGGGACTCCAGGCGTGAGTTCACACGTCAACAAGGAGTCAAAATGGATCCGCTTTTCCCGGAACTCCCCGAGGATCTCACCGAGCTTTCGGATGAGGACCTCCAGTCTCTTCTGGAGGACCATGAGGTCTCGCTGTCAAAGATTGAGGCCGATGACCCGAAGTACATCGGCGACATGTCGGCCGAAGAGGTTCTTGCTCAGCTCGAACTTGGTGTTGAGCAGATCAAGCAGATCACGGAGCTGCAGAAGGCCCGTGTAGAGGCTGAGGCTGCGTATCAGCAGGCGAAGCTCGACAAGATTCAGCAGGTTCGCCCGCCGGTCGCCGAGAGTGGCGACAGTGGTGATGAGGATGACGGCGGCGACGAGGGCGATGCCGGTGGCGAAGAGGCCGAGGTTGTGGCCGAGGCCGAGGCAGAGACCGTTGAAGAGGTCGAAGAGGTTGAAGAGAAGGAAGCAGTGCTCGTCGCTTCTGCTGACGAGACGCCTGAGGTAAAGCCCGCTCCGGCTCAGCCGCAGCGCCCGGCTGCTCCGCAGGTTGTTTATCGCCGCCCGATCCCGCAGCCGGACGCGGATCGCACGGTCAACGACGAGGGCGCCTCACGGCCAGTGCTTGTCGCTGCCTCGGGCGTCGAGGGAACACGCGCAGGCGTGCATCTCGACTCGTACACCCTGGCGAAGTCGATGATCGACTACGTCGCCCGGCGTTCTCCGCCGACCAAGCATCAGCACGGCGTCGAAGAGAAGCTGCTGATGGCGTCGGCGCAGTACCAGTTCCCGGATGAGCGGCGTCTGCTGGACGGCGATCACGCGAACAACGTCAAGAAGATTCGCGCAATCGGGAACCCGTACCTCGGCGTTGAGGGTCAGAAGGCACTGGTTGCTTCCGGTGGTCTCTGCGCCCCGCTGACGCCGCTGTATGACATCCCGGACCTGGCGGTCACCGACCGCCCCGTGCGGGATGCGCTTCCTTCCTTCCAGGCCGAGCGTGGCGGCATCTCGGTGCCGTCGGTTTCGACGATTGGTGACATTTCGTCCGCGATCACGGTGATCGAGGAGTCTGGCGACGCGGCTGGCGGCACCTTCGCCACCAAGTCTTGTCAGGACCTTTCTTGCCCGACGTGGACAGATGTGGCAATCGGAATCATCTCGCATTGCCGCGAGTATGGAAACCTGAATGCTCGCGCGTGGCCCGAGGGCATCGCGCATGAGAACAACCTCACGATGGCTGCTCATGCACGGACGGCCGAGGCACGGCTGCTCGACCGGATCAAGTCCCTCTCGATCAATGTCACTGGTGGCGCGGCAACGCTTTCTGCGTGGTCGCACTTCGTGTACGCGGTGACGCGGACGCGAGCTTCGATGCGGTATGTGCTCCGGCTTGACCGGAACTTCCGCTTGCGGATGCTCGCTCCGGAGTGGCTGCCTGACCTCCTGGTCACCGATCAGGTGTCGGCGCAGTTTGACCGGTTCATGGCAATGGAGGAGGCAACCGCCAACCTCCGTTCCTACGGCATCGAGCCGACTTGGTACAAGGACACGCCGAGCACGGGTACGACTCAGGGCTTCTCCGCTGAGACCGCGTCCGCGATCGACGACTTCCCGGACGTTGCGCAGGTGGCGCTCTTCCCGGAGGGAACGTTCCTGCACCTCGACGGTGGTGTGCTGGAGCTGGGCATCGTCCGCGACTCGACACTCAACTCGACGAACGACTACCAGGTCTTCGGCGAGACGTTCGAGAACGTGGCACGGATCGGGCCGACCCAGGCAGCGCGCTGGGCCACCGTCACGATCTGCCCGGCGGGCACGTTCCCGGCGGCAGGCACGGCGATCTCCTGCTAATCGCTCGATGATCGACGTGCAGATGGCAGATGGCTACGGGGAGGCGGGCAACCGCCTCCCCGTGCACGCCTCTAGGAGGGCTACGTGAGCAACCTGACGTTTGGCCCGCCCGTCGTTCTCGACGACGGTCATCTGCCGGTCGCTCCGCCGTTCTCATTGCTGAACACGCCGGGAGTTGTCAAGCCGCCCGGTGATCCGCACTGGTTGAGCGGGGCGGCCGTCTACCCATATCCCACAGATCTCCCTGGTGAATGGGATCCATGCTCAGCGGGCACGTTCCGCACGAAGGATGAGGGATCGGGCGTGGAAAGCCCGAGCTTTGCGAGCTTTGTCTCTTACCTGCCGATCACATGCTCTGCGATGTCGATCGGTGATCCGGATGAGTTCGCAAACCGGGCTGAAATCGCTCTCAACGCGGTGCAGTCGTTCAGTGTTGAGAGACAGCTCTCTCAGGGCACAGGAGTTGGCACCAATCCGTTTCTTGCGGATGCGGCGCACACACTGAGTGCGGCTGGAGCCACAGCCAAAACACCCGCCGTGGCGCTCGCATACCTGGAAGAGGAGATTGGCGAGACCGGCAAGCAGGGGATGATCCATGCGACACCCCCGGTTGTGTCCCGCTGGTTTGATCAAAACCGCGCGGACACAAGGCCGCTTGTCACGGTCAACGGGACACGAGTGGTCTCAGGCGGCGGCTACAAGGGCGCGACGCCCTCAGGCCGTGCGGCCGCGGCGGCAGGAGAGTCCTGGGTCTATGCCACCGGGCCGGTCGAGGTTCGCCTCGCTCCGGTCGCGGTGCTTGACATCAAGGAAGTTCTTGACCGCTCCAACAACGACGTCACGTTCCGCGCAGAGCGGTATGTGCTCGTGACGTGGGACACGCAGCTCCAGGCTGCCGTTCTCGTGGATTGGGACTCGTGATGGATGTCATCACGCGTAACACGTCGGCGACAGACGCCGAAAGGAGGAAGTAAGCCATGGCTGTGAACTGTGGCGTTAGTTTCGGAATCTGCCGCCTGCGGGTGACGACTGTTGACGCAAGCGGCAATGTGATCGGGACGTCCAACAACTCGTACGTCACTGACTCGGTGACGTCGGTCAGTCTGACCCCGAACATCGAGACGGGAGACACGTTCTCCCAGCGCAACGGGTGCGGTTGCTCGGTCGCTCGCTTCAAGGCGAACGACACGTTCAACTGGTTCGAGTTCGCGTTCCAGAACGCGGCGCTGGAGCCGTCGCTGATGGCTCTGATGCTCGGTACGGCAACCATCGAAGATGGGGCCGACATTGTTGGTCAGGCGTTCTCGGGCGCCCTCGCTTGCGACGAAGATGAGCCAGCGGTTGCGCTTGAGTTCTGGACGAAGCACATCGTCGGCTCAGGGCAGGACGGGACGTACCCGTGGATCCATTGGGTCTTCCCCAAGACGGTGTGGCAGATCGGCGACAACACGTTCGAGGAGGCAATTGCACTGCCGACGCTGAACGGGTTCTCTCGCACGAATCTGAACTGGGGCGACGGTCCTTATGGCGATGGCCCGCCAGACGGACAGGACATCTCGGAGGGTGGTTGGTGGAAGACGGACACTGATCCGCCTACCGCCGCCTGCGCCTCCGCCAACGTCACCCCGTCCAGCTAACCGGGAATCACCGGAAGGAGGTAGTACGCAATGACGGCCAAGACCTATGCGGTGATGAACGGTGCTGCACCGGGCGCTGCCGCAGCCGTGGCTATTACGACAGGCACGGCGATCAAGACCCACATTCAGCTCGCAACCAACACGACGACTCCGGCAATCCGGTTCGTCGAGTGGTGGGCTGAGTTCGATGGCTCCACGGCTGCAACACCGATCAAGGTTGAGCTGATCCGCCACACCGGTGGCGCGCAGACGACCCTGACCGCTTATGCCGCAGCAGACATCGCCAAGGTGAATGACCCGAACGCTCCGACTAGCTCGATTCAGTTGGGCACGGCGCTCTCGGGCTTCTCCAACACGACGACGGAGGTCACTCCGACCGGCGCCGTCTCGCTGGAGACGCACTTCGTTCCGCCCACCTCAGGCATCTATGTCCAGTTCCCCCTGGGCCGTGAGCCTGAGGTGCAGGTGTCCGCGTTCGCCCGTCTCCGCACCACGGCGGGCGCCGCGGTCAATGCCTACGCGGGGCTTATGTGGGAAGAGTAGGCTGACAAGGTCTGCTCTAGGAAAGGGGGAGACGGGAAACCGTCTCCCCCTTTCTATGACCGCCCTGCGGTCTAGCCTGCAGTGAACGGGGGAACCCGACAGAAGGAGACCTTGTGCGCCGTCTGATCGTCATTCTCACCGTTGCCGCCGCCGTGATTGGCGTTGGTGGCGCTGTTTCTGCTGACACGTTCACCGTCACGCTGGTGTCGCAAACAAACTCGACAATCACACTCGGGTGGGCTGCGCAGCCAGGTTACGGATATCTATTTTCGGCGAACGGCAAGGTTGTGTCCCGCACGAACGATCCGTCGCGGACAACCGTCAAGTTCGCCAAAGGCTCCTCCACCTATGAGGTTGTGGTGATCACGAAGGGCGCGACAGGAACCTATCCGTCGTCGCAGCCACCCCCGTCCGACACAACCGCACCATCGGTGACGATGACAGCACCCGCGAACGGAGCGACGGTCAACGGCACCATCAGCGTGTCGGCTAACGCAACCGACAACGTGGGTGTGGCCAAGGTTGAGTTTTTCCGTGACGGGAACCTGCTTGGCACAGACACGGCGGCCCCGTACTCAGTGCCGTTCGACACAACCTCGGTGGCGAACGGTGCGGCCACGTTCGGCGCGAAAGCCTACGACGCGGCAGGCAACTCGGCTGGCGCGCCACAGGTGGCGGTTACCGTCGCCAATGGCAGCACACCACCGCCCGTTGGAACGCTTCTGTGGAAGCCGCCTGCGCTCACCAATCCAACCACCCTGAACGTCACGAACACGAACCATTCGTTCAGCCTCAACAACAGCCAGGACTACATCGTCAAGCTTCCTTCGACACCGCTTACGGTTTCTGGTGGGCTTGAGTTGATCGGCGGCCGCAACATCACGATCATCGGCGGCGAGATCAGTCGTCCCACCTCGGTCAACGATGTGGCAGCCTCCTACGGGATCGCGCTCTACCGCCAGACCGGCACCGTCCATATCGAGGGCGTCTGGATTCACGGGGTCGGGATCGGGCAGGCAGTTCTGATCGCCCACACCGATCAGACCAGTGCCAACTCGATCATTCAGATCGAGAACAGCCGCCTTGAGTCACTGCACCAGGTGGGCACGATTCATACCGACACGATCCAGTCGTACGGTGGCCCTGCCCAACTGCGGCTGTACCAGGACACGTTCATCTCGAACGGTGTGCTCATCCAAACCCAGCCGTGCGATGTGGGCAACGGTCCCGCTCCGCACAACTGGGACTACCGGCGGCTGAACCTCGTGCATCAGACCGCGGACGCGTACGCGCTGTGGAAGAACTGCACCCCGTGGTCGGAGTTCCACCAGGACATCTGGTTGAAGACCAACCCGAACCATGTGGCGGCATCATCGAACTCGGCGTGGGCCGGGGGGAACTGCTGGCCCTGCTGGAACCCCGGTGGGTCGTGGCCGATCACCGGAGAACAGATCAAGCTCGGGTTGCGTCCCGAGGGCGACTGGGTGCCCGTTGGTGTCGCAGGCACCGGGTATGTGTCGCCCGGCTACCAGCCGTAGATGGCGACATGGACACACGAACAGTCGAACGGGTCAGCTTCGGCTGGCCCGCTCGCGTTCGCGAACAACGTGAAGCTGGGAACGTTGCTGGTGGTGATCCAGGAGAACGACGAAGCCGGTGTGCCGACCACACCAACTGATTCGCGTGGCAACGCGTGGCAGTTGATGGACTCGCATCTCAGTTCACAGCGGATCACATGGTGGTACGCGATCTCGAAAGACACTGGTGCTTGTACCGTCACCTTTGATATTTCCGCGGGTTTCAACGGGGTAAAGGTGACGGAATGGTCGTTTTCACCGGGACCGCTGGTTTTTATTGCAGCCGACACAATCGAACGCAGCGGTACAGGTGGAACAGATGGAATGACGTCACCAGCAATCGCCAACACGACCAATGGCTCGCTTGTACTTGGTGTCCTTGGCACTGAAGAGGGGCTGGCGTCCACGACCGTTGCAGCGGGCACCGGTTTTGTGGTTCGTGAGTCAACAGGCATCGATGGTTCGGCGAACGACAGGTTCGTGTTGGAGTCCGGGACGGCCGACGCCGGGTCGGCGCAGGCGACGTTCACGATGTCCGGCACGTTGCAGACCTCGGTTGTCGGAGCCGCTGTGTTTAGCGCCGGTGTGGACGCTGTTTCGGTTCGCACCTTGACCCGTCATTCACGGATGACATCCTGGTGACATGGCAACCGTAAGCCTGTTGGGCACCCCGACGTTCAACACCACCGCTGGCGACAAAACGGTGACGGCGACCCCTGCGGTCGGTGACCTGATCGTGGTTGTTGCCGCCACCTCGGGGTTGGCTGGCGGCACCACCGCTGTGACGGACAACCAGGCGACCGGCGGCACATATGTTC